CTGTCAGCCTCGACCGCGACGCGGCGCTGGCGCGCATCAGGGCGGAGCTGGGGCTGTGAGCATGCACGGCGGTGAGCGGTTCTTCGCCTACGCCCGCGAGCGGTACCGTGTGATGCTGCGCCGGGAGACCGGGCAGCCGGCTCCCTGGACCGACGACCCCATCCTGCGGCAGTACCGCTTCTGCAACGTCTTCCGCGAGGACGACCGCGTCACGCGGTGGATCGCCGAGAACGTCCGCCGGCCGCTGCGCCGCGACCCTCGGGTGCTGCTGGCGATGTACATCGCGCGGTGGTTCAACCGCATCCCCACGCTGGAGCGGCTGGAGGGGCGGGCGGTCAGCAACACCAACCTGCTGCTGACCTGGAACCGCGACTACGCTGAGCGGAGACTGCGCGATGTCAAGCCGCTGGTGACCGGTGCCTACATGGTCAAGACCCCGGCGGGGAAGAACAAGCTGGAGGGCGTGCTGGAGTGCATCGAGGCATTCGTGCCACACGCCGAGCGAGTGGGGCATGAGATGCTGGCGGCCCGCTCTCTCCAGCACGCAACCGAGCTGCTCCAGCAGTTCCCCTACATGGGTCCGTTCATGGCGTACGAGGTCGTGACCGACCTGCGCCACACCTACCTCCTCGACCAGGCCACAGACATCCTCTCCTGGGCCAACCCCGGCCCAGGAGCGGCGCGGGGCCTCGGGCGGGTGCTCTACGGCGAGCCGGAGCGGTTCGACCGCCACGTCAAGTGCCAGGTCGACGAGATGCAGGAGGCCATGCAGATGCTGCTGGCCCGTTCTCGCAATCCGCTCATCTGGCCGTCTGGCTGGCCCAAATGGGAGATGCGCGAGGTCGAGCACACGCTATGTGAGTTCGACAAGTACGAGCGTGCCCGTCTCGGCGAGGGCACCCCGAAGCAGCGATACAATGGAGGTTGAGATGGCGAGCGTCAAGCTGACCACTGCACTGCGCGAGATCATTCGGAAGCGCATGCTGCGGCATCGCTTCAAGGAGACCTACGACCAGCTGATCCAAGATCGCGCGGCTCTCGCCAAGGAGGTCTACACGGACTGCTTCAAGGACATCATGAAGCAGATGGCGGCGGTGCCCGCCGGCTGGCTTCCGAAGGACGATGTCATCAAGGTGCAGCTCGCTGGCAAGGTGCACGAGCTGCCCTTCCACGGCCAGCTCTACTCCAACGTGACCGCCTTCCTGCGGGACAGCATCCCTCAGACGGAGCTCACCTTACCGTACGACAAGTACAAGAGGGTGGTGAAGGTGTACGACGCTCGCCACCCCATCGCCGAGCGGCACGACGAGCTGGAGAACCGGCTCACGGACCTGAAGCGCGGCATCAACGAGGCCACGGCCGGCATCGACGCCGCTCTCAATGCCGTGACCACCGTCGGCAAGCTGCTGGAGGTCTGGCCGGAGGCAGCCCCGTTCTGCGGCGATCTGACACAGCCCGCCGTGCAGCTTCCCGCCATCCAGACCACCGTGCTCAACCGCATGCTCGGTCTGCCGGTGCAGGAGGCCGCCTGAGCCATGCAGGTCATAACGGTCCGCAACGTCCACGAGGCTCTCCCCACTGCCCTGGACCTGCTGTCTCGCCTGGGCGAGGGGCGCAACTCCCGCAACGGCCCAGTGAGGGTCTTCCCCTTCCCGGTCACGACTGAGTACCACGAGCCCAGGGAGCGGGTGATCTTCTGGCGGGACCGGGACGCAAACCCGTTCTTCCACCTCATGGAGAGCCTGTGGATGCTGGCGGGCCGCAACGACGTGGCCTTCGTGGCGCAGTACGTCAAGCGCATGCGGTCCTTCAGCGACAACGGGAAGACGTTCCACGCTGCCTACGGCCACCGCTGGCGGCAGCACTTCGGCCAGGACCAGCTGGCCGAGATCGTCGCCCGCCTGCAGGACAACCCGGACGACCGCCGCTGCGTGCTGCAGATGTGGGATTGCGAGGTCGACCTCGGCAAGGAGGGGCGGGACTTCCCCTGCAACACCCAGGTCTACTTCAGTCGCAACTCCTCCAGCGCGCTGGACATGACGGTCTGCTGCCGCTCCAACGACCTCATCTGGGGCGCCTACGGCGCGAACGCAGTGCACTTCTCCGTGCTGCAGGAGTTCATGGCCGCTGCCATCGGCTGCCCAGTGGGAACCTACTGGCAGATGTCCAACAACCTGCACGCCTATGAGGATCAGCTCAAGAGGGTGGCCCACCTGGCGGACGAGGCGGCTGACCCGTTCCGCCTTAGCGGCCGCAACCCCTACGCCTCTGGGCAGGTCTCCTGGTTCCCGCTGGTCCAGACGCCGATCCTGGAGTGGCAGCAGGACCTGCTGATGTTCATGGACCACGGTCCGATCGTCGGCCTGCGAGACCCATTCTTCCGCCGCGTGGTCACGCCGATGTACTGCGCGCACAAGGCCCTGCAGGACAAGGCAGACCCTGATCGGTTCGACAAGGCCCTCGAGATACTTCAGCAGTGCAGGGCGACAGACTGGCAGGCGGCCTCCATCGGCTGGGTCATCCGGCGCCGAGACGAGGCCATCGCCAAGGAGTACCACGATGCAGCCGAGTAAGATGCACGGGATCGTCAACAACCTCGTCCAGAGCCGCTGCGGCGGCCGGGTGGAGCGGTGCCACGCCATCCCGCACGCCACCAGCTACAGCAACGCGGCGCACAGCTGGGGCGTGGCCATGCTGATGTACTACCTGTGGCCAGCCGACTTCCCGCGCCTAGCCGCCGTGTGCCTGTCGCACGACCTGCCCGAGGCCTGGGTCGGAGACGTGCCAGCCCCGACGATGAACTTCGTCCCTGGGCTTCGCCAGCAGCTCGGGCGGATCGAGGACAACCTGAGCGAGCGCATGGGTCTGCCTCGGCTCGACGCTCTGCCCAAGGACGACCTCGAGAAGCTCAAGACCTGCGACCGGCTGGAGCTGTACCTCTGGTGCCGCGAGCAGATGCTCATGGGCAACCGCTTCGCCGAGGAGACGCTCAAGGAGCTGGAGTACTACTTCACCAACCTCATCCAGCTGCCCGCGCCGGCCGACGAGTTCCTGGCCTACATCCAGGGCTCGGAGCTGCTGCCGGTGCAGGCTGGCGTGATGCGGGAGGCCTGCAAGTGAGCCACGATCGTGGCTGCGGCTGCGGCCTGGAGCGGTGGGAGTACCCTGAGTGCCCACGCGGCCGGGACTGCATCAAGTGGGTTGACGAGCCCGAGGACAGGGTGAGGCCCAGCGACAGAACAGCACTGGAGAAGCTAGTGAGCATGGCAGAGAAGGACCGCTACGGCCACGAGGACCCGAACAAGCGCCAGGTCGGCGGCGGGCACTACAAGACGGACATGGAGCACTGGGACCTCATCGAGAACGCGGGCCTGGGCTACCTGGAGGGCTGCGCCACCAAGTACGTCACCAGGTGGCGGAAGAAGGCTGGCCTGCAGGATCTCGAGAAGGCCATGCACTACGTGGACAAGCTGCTGGCGCTGTCCAGCCGGCCGGTGGCGCCGCGCAAGAACCGTGGCCAGGCGGCGGTCGAGGACCTGCTGCGCTACGCCGTGGCCAACGAGCTGACGGCCCGCGAGACGCTCATCATGTGCCTGCTCTGCCAGTGGGTCTCCCCATCCGACCTGGAGCGGGCGCGCGACGAGATCGCCGAGATGATCCGATTGGAGCGAGAGAAGGGCGAGACAAAGACCAGCGGGCAGGATCACCCGTTCGGCTACTTCGCCGACGAGGAGATCCGCTAGTGCGAGGCCCGGAGCAGCCAGAGCCGCTCGATCCGGTGCACGAGGCGGCCGGCAAGGTAGTCGAGGCCCTCAGCGAGTACGACCTGCAGGTCGCGCTGACTGTCCTCACAAACGTCTGCGGCCAGGTCGTGGCGGCCCTGGCCGAGGGACGGCCGAGCGAGGTCCAGCGCCAGGGCACCAGCCTCGCGGAGAACATCAAGCGAGCAGCGATCGCCAAGCTGCTGCACGACGATGAGCAGCGCAGGAGTGGGACATGATTGGCAATCGCAAGGGACCGTCGCCCGTCAAGGTAGTTCGCCGGAGGAGTGGGCAATCTCGCAAGTCGCCCAAGAGCGTGGCGAGCCGCCGCCAGTGGGCGTCTCACTACGAGACGCACTTCCTCCTCTGCCTCGGAGTTGTGGTGGTGGAGATGGAGGTACACTATCTCGATCTCGTGGCCTGCAGAAACGACTGGTCCGTCATCGGGTGGGACTTCCCTCGCTTCCTGCGAGAGTTGGAGTTTCGCTTCCCACTGGCCGGCCACGTGGCACGCCGCAATGGCAAGACCCTCGGGAGAGATGGTCTCTACAACCGTGTGCAGTGCTCCTATTACGGCGAGGGCGACGGCAGGCACCACCTCAGTAACCGCCACCCTGCTGCAGGAGAGGGTGGTGCCGCGCTTATGCGCCTGATCCGAGACGAGCTGGCGACGGTCGGCTACATCAGCGAGGCCGCCTTCCTCCGGCTCATGAACTCCATCGACTGATGGCAAAGCGCAACAGCAACCGGCCGGGGCTGCTCCAGCTGCCCCTGTTCACGCCTGAGAGCAACTGGTCCCCTCCCGATCTCTCGTCGCTGCCCTCCTGGGCCGAGGCCAAGAGGGTCTGCGTCGACGTCGAGACCTACGACCCGCACCTGCGCCAGCTGGGCATCGGTGTGCGGCGCGGTGGGTACGTCGTCGGCGTGTCCTTCAAGATCGAGGACGGCCCAGGGGCGTACCTGCCAATGCGGCACCAGGGCGGTGACAACCTCCCGGTCGAGCAGGTCTTGGGGTATCTGCGCGAGAACGCTGCCAGGTTCTCAGGACAGCTGGTCGGGGCGAACCTGCCGTACGACCTGGACTACCTCTGGGAGGAGGGTGTCTACTTCCCGCAGGTTGAGCTGTACCGCGACGTGCAGATCGCGGAGCCGCTCATCGACGAGCTGCAGATGAGCTACAGTCTGGACGCGATCGCCAAGCGCCACGGCCTCCCGGGCAAGAGCGAGGAGCTGCTGGAGCAGGCGGCTCGGGCATACGGTGTCGCCACCAAGCACGGCATGTGGCAGCTGCCGGCCCGCTATGTCGGCCCCTATGCAGAGGTCGACACGGAGCAGCCGCTGCTAACTCTCCGCCGCCAGGAGCGCATCATCGACGAGCGCGACCTGTGGCGCATATACGACCTGGAGAGCCGAGTGCTGCCCGTGCTGGTGCGCATGCGGCGCCGGGGTGTGCGGGTCAACATGGAGCGGCTGCGCGGCATCGAGACGTGGAGCCTCGACAAGGAGACTGAGGCGCTGCAGCTGGTGCGAGACCAGACCGGTGTGCAGATCGCGGTCGGCGACGTGTGGAAGGCCGATGCGCTGGCCCCGGCGCTGCACTACATCGGCGTCAAGCTGCACCAGACCAGCACCGGCAAGCCGAGCATAGACAAGGACCTGCTGTCCTCTATCGACCACCCGGTGGCCAAGGCCCTCGCGTGGGCACGCAAGGTCAACAAGCTGCGCACGACGTTCGCCGCCTCGGTGCGAACGTACATGGTCAACGGCCGCATCCACTGCACCTACAACCAGATGGCACGCGAGGACGACAAGGGCGATCAGAAGGGTGCCCGCTACGGTCGCGTGAGCTGCGTCGATCCCAACCTCCAGCAGCAGCCGAGCCGAGATGAGTTCGCCAAGATGTGGCGCAGCATCTACGAGCCGGAGGAGGGTGCTCTCTGGGCAGCCTGCGACTACAGTCAGCAGGAGCCTCGCTGGACGACGCACTTCGCGGCAATGATGGATCTGCCGGGCGCCCGCGAGGCGGCTCAGGCGTACCACGACAACCCCAAGCTGGACAACCACCAGTTCATGGCGGACCTAACCGGTCTCGACCGGAAGTACGCCAAGAACATCTACCTCGGCCTGTGCTATGGCGAGGGTGGTGCGAAGCTGTGCGACGACCTGGGGCTGCCCACCCGCTGGGCTCTCGCCATGGGGCGCGGCAGAGAGCGGCGCGTTGCCTACTTCAGCACGCAGGCCGAGGCGCTGGAGGCCCGTGCCCAGGAGGGAGGGGAGGGCTTCGTGTGGCGCGCGGCGGGCGAGGAGGGCCAGCGCATCCTCGATGTCTTCGACGCGCGGGCGCCGTTCATCCGCAAGCTGGCACGCAAGGCCGAGGACGTTGCCAAGGCGCGCGGGTATGTTGTCACCATCGGTGGCCGACACCTGCACTTCCCTGCCCGTGGTGACGGCAGCTATGAGTGGACGCACAAGGCACTGAACCGTGTCATCCAGGGGTCCAGCGCCGACCAGACAAAGACCGCCATGGTCGAGCTGGACCGGATGGGGCACTTCCTGCAGCTGCAGGTCCACGACGAGCTAGACAGCTCCGTCCGGGACAGGGAAGAGGCGATGCGGATGGCAGAGGTAATGAGCAATTGCATACCGGCCGAGGTCCCGTTCAGAGTGGACGTGGAGATAGGCCCGAGCTGGGGAGAGGCAGAGTGAGCAGTCAGGACAAGTGGGACATTCGGTTTCTGCAGCTGGCCGAGATCGTGGCACAGTGGAGCAGGGACCCGTCGACCAAGTGTGGCGCGGTGATTGTCCGGCCCGACCGGACCGTCGCCTCCCTGGGCTTCAACGGCTTCCCCAGGGGGATGTACGACGCCGAGGCGCTGTACCACGATCGAGATGAGAAGTACAGCCGGGTCGTGCACGCGGAGATCAACGCTGTGCTGCACGCGCACGGACCAGTGGCCGGCTGCACACTCTACACCTGGCCATTCTGCTGCTGCGATCGCTGCGCAGTGCAGATGATACAGGCCGGGATCACCAGAGTGGTGTCGCCCTCGCTGCCGGCGGACAAGGCGGAGCGATGGGAGAGGGTGCTGATCCGCAGTCTCCGCTACTTCCAGGAGTGCGGCGTCGAGGTCACACTTGTCTGAGAAGACGATGCGCGGTAGGGTGGTCCGCGCGCTGAGGTCACTCGACGCGGTAGCGGTTGAGAACCCAGCATACCCTGGCACCCCTGATGTCAACTACGTAGGTGGTTGGTTGGAGCTGAAGTGGCTGCGACGGTGGCCGGAGAACGCGGACACAGATCCGGTTCTCATCAGGCACTTCACCCAGCAGCAGCGAGTGTGGCTGTCTCGTCGCTGTCGTCGGGGTGGTCTGGCCTGGCTCCTGCTGCAGGTCGGGCAGGAGTACCTGCTCTTCGACGGTGAGACCGCCGCCATCATCGTGGGCCGGGCGCCCAGGGGTGCGCTGCTGCGGGGTGCCAGCCGCTACTGGCCAAGAGGACTGCGACACTCGGAGTTGGTGGAATGTCTGGCAGGAAGACAGAGCTCGGCGAGCTGACAAGAGGCGAGCGCCTGCTCATAGATCGCCGCAGACGCGGCGAGGGGCAGATCGCGGCGGCGCGTCGGCTCGGCCTCACGCACAGCATGTACGGGAAGATGGAGCGCGACGCTGTCGACTGGGGCATGCCTGTCGAGATCGGCGAGCTGGCCGCACATGAGCGTTGCCTTCTTTACCGGCGGCGGGCAGGCTTCACCCAGGCCCGCGTGGCCGAGGAGCTTGAGGTCTGCCGGTTCTGGGTGAACCAGATGGAGCAGGGTCTCGTCGGCTGCGACACCCTTCTGTGGTACTGGGAGCAGTAGCATGCCCTGTGTCGAGGTCTTCGACCGCCTCACGTCGGTGGCGATCTACTCAGCTGCGGTCGGCTCCTTCCTCTTCCTCCTCTGGATCATCGTCACCCCATGGCTCCAGTGAAGCCTGACAACAAGGCGGCCCTCGCATTCCTCCAGCGGTGGGCGCCCGAGGGACCGTGGGTCCTCACAGCGATCCAGGCGGACCGCAAGGCGATTGCAACGGCCACCTTCCGGCCGGCGAGCCTCCACCAGCTGGAGCAGTGGCTGGAGCAGTACAACGGCCACCGCAACATCTACTTCCACGTCAACCCGGTCCTGCGCGACGTCACCAAGAAGGCCGAGCGCGAGGACATCAGGGCGGTCGCGTGGCTCCATGTCGACATCGACCCGAGGGCGGGCGAGGACCTGCAGGCGGAGCGCGAGCGGGCGCTGGCGCTGCTCACGACCAGGCTGCCCCAGGGCGTGCCGGAGCCGACCTGCGTCGTGTTCTCCGGCGGCGGCTACCAGGGCTTCTGGCGCCTGGAGCAGCCCATCCAGGTCGACGGCGACCTGGCCAAGGCCGAGGACGCCAAGCGGTACAACCAGCAGCTCGAGATCCTGTTCGCGGCCGACAACTGCCACAACATCGACCGCATCATGCGACTGCCTGGGACGGTCAACATCCCGGACGCGCGCAAGCTCAAGAAGGGACGGCAGCCGGCCCTGGCCGAGCTGGTGAGCTTCAACGACCACGTCTATCCGCTCAGCCGGTTCACCCCGGCGCCGGTCGTGCAGATGCCCGAGGAGCGTGGCTTCGGAGGCGGGGCCACCGTCAAGGTGAGCGGCAACGTCGAGCGGCTCGCTGGCATCGAGGAGCTGGACCAGTGGGGCGTGCCGGACCGGGTCAAGGTCATCATCGTCCAGGGCAAGCACCCGGACGAGGTCAAGGAGGGCGACAACTCCCGCTCCGCGTGGCTGTTCGACGCCATCTGCCAGCTGGTCCGCGCTGGCGTGCCGGACGACATCATCTTCTCAGTGGTCACGGACCCAGAGTTCTCCATCAGCGAGAGCGTCCTGGACAAGGGAGCCAACGCCGAGAAGTATGCCATCCGTCAGATCGAGCGGGCCAAGGAGGAGGTCGAGGATCCCTGGCTGCGCAAGCTCAACGAGCAGTTCGCGGTCATCGGCAACATCGGCGGCAAGTGCCGCGTGATCGAGGAGGTCCTCGACCCGGCGCTGAGGCGCACCCGCCTGACGCGGCAGTCCTTCGACGACTTCCGAAACCGCTTCATGCACCAGCGCACACAGGTCGGCGACGACCCCAAGACCGGCCTGCCCATCATGATGCAGGTCGGCAAGTGGTGGCTGCAGCACCAGCATCGTCGCCAGTACGAGACGATCGTGTTCGCCCCTGGGCACGAGGTCAAGGGAGCCTACAACATGTGGAAGGGCTTCGCGTGCCAGAGCCGGCCCGGCGACTGCTCACTGTTCATCACGCACATCCGAGAGAACATCTGCCAGGGCGACGAGACCCTGTTCATCTACGTGATGGGCTGGCTGGCGCGACTGGTGCAGCACCCTGATACACCCGGCGAGGTCGCCATCGTGCTGCGTGGCGGGCGGGGCGTGGGCAAGTCGTTCTTCGCCAAGATCGTCGGACACCTGCTGGGCCGACACTTCCTGCAGGTATCCAACCCGTCGCACCTCATCGGCAACTTCAACGCGCACCTGCGCGACGTGGTGCTGCTGTTCGCCGACGAGGCGTTCTACGCGGGCGACAAGCGGCACTCGTCCATCCTCAAGACCCTCATCACCGAGGAGACGATCACCATCGAGGCCAAGGGCGTGGACGCCGAGGCCTCGCCCAACTACGTCCACCTCATCATGGCGTCCAACGACATGCACGTGGTGCCGGCCGGCGGCGACGAGCGGCGGTTCCTGGTGCTGGACGTTGGCAAGGGGCATCAGCAGGACGCGGGCTACTTCGGCGAGATCATCAGGCAGATGGAGAGCGGCGGGTACGAGGCGCTGCTTCACATGCTGCTGACCTACGACCTGAGCGGGTACGAGGTCCGCGACGTGCCACGCACCGAGGCCCTGCTGGAGCAGAAGCTGCTGTCTCTCAGCCTCGAGGAGGAGTGGTGGTACAACAAGCTGCTGGAGGGGCGCCTGCTGCTGGAGGACCGCTGGCAGCGCGAGGTCGTCATCAAGGACCTGTTCGACGACTACATCGCCTACACCCGCAAGCTCAACACCAACCGCCGCTCTGGGCAGACCGCCCTCGGCCGCTTCCTTCACCGCGTGGTCCCTGGGCTCGGGCACACCCAGCGGATCGCCGACCGGGACATCCAGACCGGGGAGGGCTGGACCCGGACAGTCCGGGAGCGGACCCGGTTCTACACCATCGACAGTCTCGAGGGCTGCAGGCGCCGCTGGGAGGAGCTGTACGGGCGCCAGGAGTGGCCCGAGGCGCCTGGTGCCCAGGGGGAGCTGCCCCAGCCCAGAGGAGGCGGGACGCCCTTCTAGGGGCCGCGCGCCGGCGCCGGCCGGGGTGCTCGAGGGATGTCTAAAATGCCGCGCGATCGTCGCAGAAAGGTGTTGTCTTCCTCGCTGGCCTGGGGCAGAATTGGATCATGAAACGGGGCGCTGCCCCAAGAAAAGGAGCACCACCATGAGCACCAGCAAGACCAATCTCGGGCGGCTCTCTCTACTCCGCCGCCACCTTGAGGACCAGGCTGAGACTGCCTGGGAGCAGCTCGCCGAGTTCCAGGAGAAGCTGAGCCAGAACCCGTTCTTCGCCCTGGAGTGGGCCGGCTCGGCCTACCAGGCTGCAGCTGAGCTGCAGCTGGCTCAGGAGATCCTGCACGCGATGGGGCCGGACAACAAGCTGAACGTCGCCCGGACCGAGGAGGGCGTCGGCAAGTTCCTGGACCACGTCGTCAAGCATCTGACCGAGGACTGCCTGCGCGCGGCTCGCCACCCGGAGCGGTCCACCAGCCCCTGGTCCAACGAGATGGCCCGTGAGCTGGCGTCGGCCAAGGCTCGCCTTCTCGAGCGGCTCACCGGGGCCTGGTAAGGGGAGGCGGGTATGATCAACAAGTCAGCCAGCCGGGTCGGCACCCTGGTGTTCAAGAGCGGCATCCGCAACACGCTCTACGTCGGCACCAACAGCAACACCGGCGAGACGATCCTCTGGCAGCAGTGCGGCGACCGCCGTGCCAAGAGGTCGACCGGGCGGAACCTCCGTCGCGTGGTCAAGGAGCTGTCCTACGTGCTCGCCTCTGGCGAGGCCCGGTGGGACGGCGAGGTCAACGGAGCGAGCCTGGCTGCGCTGCAGCAGGCCTGAGAAAAG